CAGAAGTCACCTCTGCGATTACAGCAGGAGACACCGCAGCTAGGGCTGGTCGTAAGAACCTTATTATTAATGGTTCGATGCAAGTGGCTCAGAGGGGTACTTCACTTACTGGATTACACAACAACACAAATTATTTAATAGATAGGTTTTCCTTTGGTGGGGGTACTATAGATGGGCGAGTAACCATGACGCAAGATTCGGATGGCCCTGCTGGATTTGCTAACTCCCTTAAACTAGCTTGCACTACCGCAGATACAAGCATTGCTGCTAGTGATGAAAATTACATTATTTATAGAGTTGAAGGTCAAGATTTACAGCAACTCAAAAAAGGTACTGCAAGTGCAGAGTCTATGACGTTATCTTTCTATGTAAAAGGTAATGCTGCTGCAACTTATACTGCTGAGTTTTATGATGCAGACAACACCCGACAGAATGGTCAGACATTTAACGTAACTACAAGTTGGAATAGGGTGACATTGACTTATGCACCTGACACCACAGGTGCTTACACTAATGACAACACTATAGGTGTGTATATCATTTTTTGGCTTAATACAGGGAGTAATCTTACATCAGGTACTTTTACAAGTAACACATGGGCAAGTTCTGTACAGGCTAATAGAGTTAGTGCGTCTAACACATCTTTCTTTGATAGCACTTCCCGTACTCTAAACATCACAGGAGTCCAGCTTGAGGTTGGCTCAGTAGCCACTGACTTTGAGCATCGGAGCTACGGGGAAGAGTTAGCGTTGTGTCAGAGGTATTATCAAAAATATGGTGGTGCTTCCGATTGGACAGTAGGAACGTCTGCAAACTATAACGGATCTAGTAATTACTTAGGGCTTTCTTTCATAAATGAAATGAGGGCTGCCCCAACTGGTAGTTGGACTAATGCTACAGGTTGGACTGTATTAAACGCAGGTTCTGCCGTATCTACTACGGCTGTAGTTATGGAAGGTGTCACTACTAACCGCGCTGAAATATATTTTACTACAGCATCAGCAATGACTCAGGGTAACGCTTCATGGGTAAGAGGCTCGTCAAGTATGTTTATCTATCTAGATGCGGAGCTATAACATGGAAAATACAACAGCATGGATAACCTCCTGCAAATCACAAGAGTCTGGCTGGCTAATAAACGGCAACATGAGCGTACCCAATGACCCTGCTAACCGAGACTGCGCTGATGTACTACAGTGGATTGCAGAGGGTAACACTCCTGCCCCTGAGTACACTGATGCAGAGATAGCAGCCAACACTCAAGCAGAAACTAACGCAACCAGCCAAGCCTACTTAGACAGTACAGATTGGTACATCACACGCCATGCTGAGACAGCAGTAGCAGTGCCAGCCGATGTGACTACAGCTAGGGCAGCAGCTAGGGCAGCGATTGTTTAATTAAGGAGAATAACTATGCCTCAAGGCAAAGGCACGTATGGGACTACGAAAGGTCGTCCCCCATCAAAACCTACTAAGAAACCAAAGAAAAAAGGATACTAGTTATGAAAAGCGTCCTACATTATTTACCAAATGGTAAGAAGTACACAGGCAAAACTCATAAGCATCCATCAGGTAAACTTATGACAGGTGCAAAGCATACTGCCTCTAGTAAGACTCTAACTCATAAAAAACCTAAGTCATAATGTATGCTCTTGTAGTAGCTACTATGCTTTCAGTAAGTACAGAACCTGCACTGCCTGTTATGGTATCTAGTTATCCAACTCTTAAAAAGTGTAGAGTGGAGTTACTGGTAGTAGCTAAAGAATTAGACTATAGATTAGTTACGAATCCTATTCTTGGCTATGCAGTTCAGAAAGAAACTGAAGATAAAACTACTATAGCATTCTGTATACGAAACATTGAGAGTATATAATGAATTCTAGTCCTTTAGAGATATACCCAGTTCACGTAGCTCCTGCCCTTGCGCCTATGGGACAGGGTTTACTAATTGAACCATCTGTCAACAGAGTTAACGCTGAGTACCTAGTAGTACAACCATCAAGAGAACCATACGGGATTCCCGTAGAGTACACAAAAAGGGTTTGGGTATGTTAGCAGAGTTAGCTATTGCTAATGCTGCCTTTGCAGTTATCAAACAAACTCTTTCTAATGGCAAAGAGATTGCTGATGCTGGATCTGCTGTAACTAAATACTTTAGTGCAAGTCAATCTATACAGCAGAAAGCTTCCATTGGTACAGGTGATGTACTAGGTGCTTACCAAGCAAAGCAAGCTATAGAACGTCAGGAAAAAGAACTAGAGTTTATGCTCAATAAACAATCTCTTCAAGGCTACTATAAGTACTGCCAGTTTAGAGATGAGTTTTATAAGAAACAAAAGGCTGCAGCAGTTAAGAAAAGAGTAAAGGCTAAAAAGTTGCAGGGTAATTTAGAAGTAGGTTTTATAATAACATTCTTTACTGTAGTTTTTATTGGTGCATTTGTTGGTGTGTTAGTTTATATAAAAGGTAATTTGTAAAGTGTTAGTTTATATAAAAGGGAATTTGTAAAATGAATGAGCGTAAGTTAACAGAACAAGAGAAAGATGAAATAGCTGAGTTAGCTGCACAGAAAGCCTATGATCGTTTTTACCTTTCAGTAGGTAAGTCAGTTGTTAAGAAACTGATGTGGATTATAGGCGCAAGTGCTTTTGCTTGTTGGTTATATTTTAAAGAAGGAACATTATGATTTATAGAGATATTATAAATGAAGTGCTGCGGAGATTACGAGAAGATCAGATGACTGATTGGTCTGGTAATCTTTCTTCAGCAAACGGCCCTACTGACTATCATAAAATGGTTGGTGATTTTGTCAATGATGCAAAGTATGAAGTAGAGCATTATTGGGATTGGCAAGTATTACGTGTTACGTCTGCTATCTCTACAAGTGATGGTGTTATGTCTTACTCCCTTTTAGGGGCAGGAAGAGACTTTAAAGTATTAGATGTCATTGATACTTCAACAGGTACTATCTTAAACCAAATGTCTAGTGCTGACATAAACACTAGAGTATTTCCTACAGCTAACATAGCTAAAGGTGAGCCATCTTCTTACGGTTTTAACGGTATTGATGATAACTTAGATATGGTGGTTGATGTATGGCCTCTGCCTAATGACACAAGACGAATTAACTTTAACGTAGTTAAGCCACAAGACAAGCTTCAGTTAGCTGAGACTCACTGTTACGTCAATGAGCAAGCAGTTATCTTAGGTGCTTACATGAGAGCCCTAGCTGAACGTGGTGAAGATGGTGGTACTCAGGTATCAGTAGCCGCAGGAGAGTACGTCAACATTCTATCTAGAGCCGTACAGATTGATGCTGGTAAGACTCAGATGGAGATGACTTGGTATGCCAACTAAGCAATTAAACCCTTTAGTTCTAGACTCTGTAGGTGTATTTGGGTTAAACACTCAAGCTAACGCCTCTAGTCTAGATCACAGGTGGTTAGTTAACGCAGACAATATAATGATTAACTCAGAGGGTCGTCTGACTTCTCGTAAGGGTATTCAAGCTATCTCTGCTACTGTAGGTAACTACCCAGTTAAATCTATGCATTGGCATCAATATGCTAATGGCACTGCTAACTTAATCTCTTCAGCTAACAATAAGATTTGGAAGATTAACTCTAGTGCTGTGCCTCAAGTAAATACTGAACAAACATTTGCAGGTACTCCACAGACTATTACAGGCGATAACTGGCAGTGGATACAGTACGATGATGACTCTATTGGTGTTCAAGCAGGACACAGGCCCATACACTTTACTTCAGACACAGGAGTATGGTCAGACTTAGAAGACACGGCTCATTACTCAGCATCTACAAACATAACTACTTTTGATCCTTCTACTATGTTGTCTCAGTACGGTCGTCTATGGGCGGCAGGATTTACTGAAGATAAACAAACTATACTGTACTCTCGGACATTAGAACATCATAAATGGACAGGCACAGGGTCTGGTGCTTTAAACATGAAATCAGTCTGGGGTTACGATGATATTGTAGCCTTAGAATCTTTTAATGGTAAGTTGATTATATTCGGTAAGAACAACATAGCCATCTATAATGATCCGTTTGATCCTAGTGCTACTACTTTTGCTTTAGATGAAGTAATACAAGGTGTAGGGTGTATCGCTAGAGATTCTATACAAGCCTTTGGTGATGATGTTTTATTCTTAGCTGCGGATGGTGTTAGATCACTTAATCGTACTAAGATCCAAGACAAGATGCCCTTAACAGACTTGACTAAGAATGTCAAGAATGATATTATCAAACACATTACATCGTCTAATCCAGACGACATTAAATCAGAATATAACACATCAGGTGGTTATTATGTCTTATCCTTTACAGGAATTAATGAGACGTACATCTTAGATTTTAAAGTAATAAACCCAGACAACACCCCTAGAATTACTAAGTGGCTATTCGATAAAAACCGTAGCCCTAAGTCTTTCTTATCGTTAAGCACTGGTCAATTATATTTAGGTCTAGGATCAAGTAATTTTAATGGTGTGATAGCTACGTATGATAACTATTACGATCTAGACTACTCAGGTTCTACTGCCGTATATAAGACTTACCAGACTACATTTAAGACAGTCTGGATGGACTTTGGTGTTCCCCACTCTGCTAAACTACTGAAACAATTCTCTTGTGTTATAGACGGAGGCCGTGAACAGGACGTTACGGTTAAATGGTTTAGAGACTACAACATTACACAGGGTAACTCAGCTACGTTTAACTTAACCCCTGTTTCATCAGGAACTACGGCTGTCTATGGAGCCAGCACTAGCTTATTCGGAACTTCTAAATACTCTCCATTGTTTTTTCCTAGAGAGTATAAGGTTAACATGAGTAAATCAGCTAAAACAGTCCAGATAGAAATGATAAATTTAATTAATGGATTTAAAGGCTCGCTTCAAAGCATGACAGTCCTAGCAAAAGAAGGCAAAATACGATGAGTAATTATACAGTACAAGTAGCGTGGTCGGGTAAAGATGCGCTTGCAGACTCTAATCCAGCTAAGGTTGTTTCAGGGGATGATTTTAATACTGAATTTGTAGCTGTTCAAACAGCAGTTAACTCCAAAGCAAACTTAAACGGAGATCCATTAGAAGTATTTAGTGCGTCTAAAGCAACTACAGGTGACAACACAACTAAAGTAGCTACTACGTCTTTTGTTGCTACTGCTATTACTGCGGCAGCGCCTACAGCAGCTATTGTCAATGGTCTTGCCTATCCAGTAGGGTCTGTCTATACCTCAGTAGTAGCGACTAACCCTGCTACTTTGTTAGGTGTAGGTACATGGACTGCCTTTGGTGCAGGTAAGGTACTGATAGGTATTGATATATCAGATGCTTCTTTTGATACTGTTGAAGAGACAGGCGGTTCTAAGACTGATTCTCACGCTCTGTCAGTCAGCGAGATACCAGCCCACACTCACGCTTCTGGTTGGACATTGGGCGGTGGTGACGGTAGTGCAAATGTCTACGCTACAACTAACGGTGGTGCTGGAGCCCCTGCTTCTGGATCTACAGGCGGTAACGCAGCACATACACATGATATCGTACAACCTTACGTTGTCGTCTACTTTTGGAAGAGGACAGCATAATGGCATTAGTTGATAGAAGCGGTAATCCTGTTAGGTCGGGTAATGGAAACGCCATTGGGACACGTACCAGTAGTGGTAATAACAATAATAACAATAATAACGGGGGCGGTGGCGGTCAAGCAGCAGCACAGGCAGCAGCAGTAGCACAGGCTACGGCTAATAGGAATATGCAAGCGCAAATAGCAGCAGCAGAAGCAGCACAAGCTAAAGCAGCGCAGATGGCGGCAGTTCAAGCAGCACAACAAACAGCAGCAAGTAATGCAGCAGCAGAGGCAGCTTATAACCAAAAACTACAAGAACAAAAAAGGTCTGAATCTTTATTTGGTTTATCTTGGGGCGGTAATAACCCTATTTCTCCACAAACTCAAATAACTGCTGCTACAGAAACAGGGCCTATGTATGGAGGCCCTCAAGGTAATCCTAATGTAGCTGGTAATACTTACGCTAACGCCCCTACTCAATTTACTAATGTTCGCGGAGGATCTGCTTTTTACCCTGACGCAGCCCCTGACACAATGTTTAGAGGTTTAGGGAATGGAATTACAGGTGGTTTTAAAGGTAAATTATTAGATGAGTTAGGCAATGCAATAGGAACAGACAGCTACTTTGGTGGTATGTTAGGTGCTTACAATGAGTTTGATCCTCTAGGTGATTTTGCTCAACAGACTATGTACGGTATGAATGATCAAGCCAGACAAGAATATCTACGACAGGAGTCAACAAACCCTGATTGGCAGATGATGTCTGAGGCTGATAGAGTATCTTTAGCTCGTAAACCTCAGTTAGATAACCAGCTACCTAATGCCTACATAGGCGGTGGTCAAGGTCGTCCTAATGAAGCACAGTTAAACGCTATGCGTCCATCGAACATATCTGAATCACAGTGGGCTGGTTTACCTCAAGGTATGAAATCACAACTAGCACAATCAAGCGGTATGATGGGCAGTATGGGTGGTGGTGGGGGCGGTAATGCTTTTGGTGGTTATTCAGCAGGTACAGGCGGTGGTAATAATAGTGGTATAGGTGGAGGGGCAAGTGTGTCTGGAAATAATGGTCAATACTTTGATGGTGGTTATACAGGGAGTGCGGTAAATCAATTATCACAAGCCCGTGCCCCTCGCGGTATGGAATTTGGTAATATATATGGAACTACTCGTTTTGATCCTCTTACAGGTCAATACATCGAAACAGCAGCGCCTGAGTTTGAACAGTTCCAGCAGGGACTTCTAGGGCAGCTTCAGGGCTCTCAGGAAGCCTACCAGAGCTTCGATCCCAATGATGCGGCAGCAGAGTACCTACGTGGCGTAAATGCCCTTAGAGAGCCTCTCAGAGAGCAGCAGACGCAATCCTCCTTGAGTCGTCTGATAGAGTCTGGTAAACTAGGATCTACAGTCGGTACACAAGCTTTGGCTCAATTAGAGACTGAACAAAACAACCAACGATTCCAAGAAGCAACACAAGCCCAACAGTACGGGGCTCAGATGCAAGATCGTATGATGGCTAATCAGGCTGGTCTATTTGGTCTGACTCAGAACGTAGCAGATCAACAATTCAAACCACAGCAGCAAGCACTCGGTTCTGTCCCTATGCTGCAACAAGTATATGGCTTTGCACAAGAGCCTCAGTTCCAAGAAAGTCTAGCACAGCAAGGTATTGCAGCACAACAGAGTGCTAATAATACATCTAACTGGATGGGCTTAGGAACTTCATTACTAGGTACTGACGTAGGTCAGGATTTGATAGGTGATGCTTGGGGCTGGCTAACTAGCTAATATTGGAATTACGGAGTAAGACACATGGCAGGATTATTTGGCGCAGGGCCATCATCAAACATTTTACAGACAGTACAGTCTTCTTATGGGGATATGCTCAATGCTGAAAAGCAGAAGGGTGTATCCACACAGGCTGCTATGGGTGCTTTTGGACAAGCGATAAGCCCTAAAGCAATTGGTATGAATCAATTTAAGAATGATTTTAAAGACGCAGATTGGAGTAAGCCAGAAACATATCAGAGGGCAGGTCAACAGATTATGCAGTTTGATCCTAATGGCGGTTTAGCTATGATGGATAAAGGGCGAGTTCTAGCATCTTCTCTGGTTCCTAAAACAGATCGACAATTTGTAGAAACTGTTGATGAAAATGGAAAGCCAATTAGAAAGTTAGTTGATCTAGAGTTGATGGAATTAGGTTCAACTATTTCATCAGATAAAAAACCTACTGCTACGAAAGACACATATACAGGCGCACAGCTAATGCTGTTACCTAAATATAAAGGTATGGTTTTTGATCCTACTACTGTGTATCAAGTTGATTCTGCGACTGATTCTGTAAGTCCTGTAAGTAAAACAGGAGAAAGTGAATCTGCCTTTATATCTAGTACAAAAACAGGCCAGCAGTTAATGGATATGCCTGAGAATAAAGGGAAAAAATACGATCCTACTACTGTATTTAAACAACTACCAGATCAGACTTGGCAGCCTATAAGCAAGACAGGGGAAGGTGAAGAGTCTAAAGGAACTACTCTAAGGCAAAACGCAAAAACAATTGCTGGAGAAGGTGCTTCTGAAAAACAAGTTGTACAAGTAATGAGACAGTTAGGGGGTATTGCAAGTGATATGCAAGTACCTGTAGGAGAAATAATTAAAATTACTAACAGCTTCCAAACTGCTACAGATACTGAAAGAAAAAGAGTAAAAGGCGCTGATTATGTCATAGATTTAACAGCAGAAGATACTTTTAGAAAAGGAATGAAAGCAGACGAGATTTCAAGTATTGCTGATAATTTAACTCGTAGTTTGTTTGGGGATAATGCTTTAAAAGCTCAAGCTGAGATGGATAATTTTAGAAATTCTAAAAAGTTTACTCTTAAAGTACGAAACGCATTTTCTAACTTTTTTGATGGTACTCACACAGCAGAAACACTTAAAGGATTTCAAGAGTTAGCTAAGTTTGTAAAAGAAAGAGAAATGGATTCTTACAACGACAAACGACAAGCACAAGCTAATGCTTTAGGAGTATCTAGTAACTTAAAACCAGATCAGATAGAAACCATATTAGGGCCTGTAAAAGGCATGAAATGGATTCAGCCAGACGGTACTCCTTATCCAGATAATAACTATGAGTTGAATGGGGATATGTGGCGAGTAAGGAATGGTATAGGCTATATTAAATATAAAAAAGGTGAATTTTAAATGGCTGCTTTAGACTTGTCAGGCGCAAAAATCGTAGGGCCTTTGGATGATACTTCAGTTACACCTAATGAAGTAAATGATTCAGGAACTGCATTAGATTTTTCAGGGGCCGTTGCTGTTTCTGATGATGCCCTAAATCAAAAATTAGACTTAAAAATGTCTGAATTGTCTGAGGTAGACACGGTAAGGGCTTCTGAAGCTAGGCAGGGTGAGGATGAATCTTCATTTGCTTACTTTATAAGGATGAGTGCAGCCGCTTTTGAAAGAGGTGCTGTTAACTCATTAGATACAGTTATACCAGATGATTTAGTAGATCAATGGAGAGGGGAAGCTACTAGAGGTATGGATTTTGATCAACCTTACTTGTTCCAAAATCCTAATCGTTTTATGACTCCTGTAGAATTGTACCAGCATCGTTCTCATCTACGAAATCTATGGGGATTTAAAGGAGAGGAACCTATTCCTGCTCAAGGCACTGAAGGTAATCCGTTAAACACAACAGAGTACATCGTTAGGTTTTTAACAGCAGGTCAAGAAGGTGCAGCAGATGTTACAAATTTAGCAACAACAGCACCTCGTATCATAGCTAACGTAGCTCAATCTTTCCTACCTTCTGCGGCAGCAGACTTAGTTGTAAATGAAACGGCACAAGTTCTTGCTGATACTGATTTAAGTTCAAGCACAAAAACAAACATTTTACTTGCAACAGGAATAACAACGGGCATAACTACAAGTGTTGCTCAGTCTACTGTCCCTATTGTTTATAACTCTATTAAAGCAGTAAAAAAAATAGATCCTGTAAGTTCAGTAGAACTTGGTTTAGATAAATACCAACAAAGATTTGCAAATAGGGTAGCGGCTAGTGGAGGTGACTTCTCTGAAATAATGGAACAGGCTTATGAAGTACAAGCAGCTTTAGGTGGAGAACCTCTAAAAATAATCCCTATAGCGGCAGCTATGTCAAACGATATAATGTCGAGTCAATTTAATAAGTTCTATGGGGATGGGGGAGATGCTCAATTTAGAAAAAACATTTCAGAAGCTATTAAAGAGTTTGAAGTTAGACAACAAGAATACCTAGAATTATTAAATGTAGATCCTAATTTGCCAGAAGGTTTTACAGTACCTAAAGCAATAGCAAAAGAAACAGAGGCAAGAACTAAATTTGAAGAGGCTCGTCAGGCACACATACAGAAAAAAATAGATACGGTTGAAGATAATTTATTTAAAGTCACTGAAGGTTTGGTCAGAAATGATGCTAAGACTGATATAGGCGCTACTGCGGCAGGTCTGGTAGCTAAAAAGAAAGCTTTAGTTCAGGATCGTTTGTCTCCTATGTATACTGAATGGAAAACTAATGCTAAACAACAAGGAGTTGAACTAGCACCAGAAGGAGTAGACAACTTATTAGGGTGGGTAGAAAGTTTACCTTTAGATGAAGGTCGGTTCTTAAAAGGATTTAGTCCTCTATTAAGTTTAAAATCAAGAACTGATCTAGACCCAGAGACAGGTCTTTCTTTAGAGTCTTATAGTGCTACTGATATGTTGCAGTTAAAGAATCAAGTAAACGGAAGAATACGTGACTTATCTGGAACTACAGATTCTGCTGGTAAGGTACAGCTAAACTTATTGAATAGGTTTAAACAAGGCCCTCTAGCAAACGCATTAGATGAATTACCTGATGGTTTTGGAGATGCTTTACGTAAGATAGATGAAACGTATTACAAAGAAATGGGTATCCCGTTCAATTCGGCTGGCGTAGCTAAAATGTCTGTCAGTAAGTTTACTAATCAAGTTGCTAACGATTTAACTAAACTACAAAACGCAAGAGACTTTATAGGGGCTGTTGGTGAAGAGGGCGTTCCTGTTTTAAAAGATGCCATATACGCAAAGATAAACAACTTAGCTATAAAAGGAAGTGACGTTGCTCACGAAAAACGTATAAAAGCATGGCTCAATGATCCAGACAACGCTGAATTAATTTCTTTAGTTCCTAATTTAGGGGATGAACTTTCAGACGCGGTAGTCGCTATTGAAAGTTCCCATGCAACCATTGCTCGTCTTAAAGCAGACTATGCCTCTAACGCATTTCAAGCTACTAATGATTTTTTAAAGCTAACTCGTAATAGCGGATTAGACAGTACAGTAGCTAACATGATAAAAAGTGGTGGCGCTAGTATGGGAGATATATTACCTCTTCTTAAAAATATGGATATTGAAAGCGAGGCTATGTTTAGAACGGGTATACGTCTACAGTTAACAGAAAGGGCAATGAACAATAAGATTGTAACATCTTCTGGCAAGGCTAAGACACAAGCCCAAGCTTATATGGAGGCTAATAGAGAAGTGTACACTGAGTTCTTTGGTGCAGAGTACATAGATCAGTTTTCAACAGCTATGAAAGCTTTTGATATAGTAGATACTGGCGCTAAAGTGGCTAAGATACCTATTAGAAGTTCTACTAAAGCTAATGAACTATTAAAAGAGTCTACAGGAGTAGGGGCTTCAGAGGTTGCTTCAGCATACCGTAGGGTTCAGAATAGATTTATGAGTCCAATAGGAGCAGCAACAACTATAGTTTCTAAGATAGCCCAGTTTAAATTAGACGGTAAAAAAGAAGCCCGTCTTAAAGAGTTAGTCTATGATCCTTTAGTTGTATCTAAACTGGCTAAACTATATGACTCATACCAGAGTGCTACTTTAGCTGATAAAGCTATAGCTATTAAGGATGCAATGAAAAGAGTAATAATGAAAAATACTAAAAGAGGTATTTATATCGGAGCGCGTGAAGGTAGGTTGAGCGAATACGGTACTCCACCAGAACAGGAACAAAACTAATGTTAGAAGAGATGATGGCTCAGTATGAGCGAGGGAAGCAAGAGTTATCTGGGATGTGGTCTTCTATAGATGGTGCTATGATAGCTGCTAAAGCGTCTGACGCTCTCAAGAGGGCAGCAGGTACTCCAGAGAATGCTAACATGACACAAGCTATAGAAACGTCTAGGGCTGGCGGTGAGGCTGTTCAGTTAGAGGCTGGTCTGTTTGAAGACACTATAGCCGACACGGTAGCGCCTGATCTAGAGGCAGAAGCAGTAGAAGTAGATTCTGGTCTTAGCTTAGTAGATAAAATTATATCAGATTTTGATAAATCAGAAGGTATATTTAAACATAAGAGTGTAGAAGGTGGAGCAGACACTATGCCCTATGGACTAAAGGAGGGTATGTCAGATTTAAACATGGCAGACTTTACTGGCCCTGATGGAGTAGTAGATTACAAGTCGGCAGCAACAAACTTAATTAATCAAAGAGTAGGCCAGCTTCAGAGTTCCTACCCTGAGTTTGATGATATGCGTAGTGGCTTACAGGAAACATTGGTTAGCACTGTATGGAATCAAGGGATGTCAGGCGCAGACGAGCTAAAGAAAAGCCTTAATGCTGCTATGGCTCTTACAGGTGAAGATCAAGTCGAGGCTGTACAGTCTAGCTTAAAGAATCAGTTATTAGATGGGGTGTCTACTAACGACCCTAAAGACGGTAAAATGAGGCCGTTAGGCGGTCTTATAGCGCGTAAGGCAGCAGACTATAATATGGCTGCTGAGTCTTATGGCTTCCCTCCTATTTCTTCTTGGAAACTAGAAAAGGACTTAGTTAAAATAGGGGATAAAACTTACAGGGAAAAAGTCACTTACTTAGACGCAGAAGGTAATGAAATAATGTCTCACCGAAAGCAGAGTAATAGACACAGTAAGTCGATGACTAACGAGGGATCTCTAGACTAAATTTTAGGCAAATAAAAAGGCCCCTCAGATTTCTCTTTGGGGCCTTTTTTGTTTACTTCTTTCTATTACCTACATTATCTTCTAACTCTATGAGAAGGTCTATGTAATGTTTGATCTTCTCTAGATCCTCTACACCATTCTTATTACGCCACCTAGATATGTACTTTACGATACTACCTTCGATAAAGGACAGGTTGTTAGCGTGAATGTATTCAATAGGCTGAATGCCTCCCATTTGATAGTGACTACCTCCTACTTGAGTGTCTAGTGATGAATTAGGTTCCATCTTCAAAATCCCCTCGCTCTATAGCAATCATTAATTTATCGTCAAACCTCTCTAACAACTCTTCAGCAGAAATACATAATATCTCAACTAACAGGTCTACATCGTAGTCTCTGGTTATGTCTTCTATTAGTTCCTCTACTGTCTTAGCCATTGGCTGTTTTACTCCATTTATTAAGGGCTTTCATGTCGTCTTGTGAGAACCATTTAATGTCGTGCTTATCGCACCAGCCAGCGTTAGTTAGTTTAGATCCTTTCCGTAGTTTCTGATGGGGCTTAGACCAGACAAAGACAAGTATCTTATTCTCTTTTAGCATCTGGTCGTGGATAGCTTTATACTTCTGGGTGTCTCCAGACCTAAAGAATCCTTTGACTTCAATAAAGATATTACCCTTAATGAAGTCTGGATTATAGGTCTTATGGAT